CTTTTCAAGAAATCGGGCAAACAAAGGGCGCACAAAAGGGCAAACAAAGGGCAAACAAAGGGCAAACAAAGGGCGATAATAAGAATACATATAATACATTAAATGAAGATAATACATTAATAGGGGACACCCCTAAAACCCCAAAAATTAAAAAACCTGAAAGCGTATCAGATCAAACTTGGATAGATTTTTTAGCGCACCGAAAAACGAAAAAATCAAACCTAACCCAAACAGCCCTAAACGGTATTATTAATCAGGCACGAATAGCGCAAATGCCATTAGAGGATGTTTTGGTCGAGATGATAACTAGGGGATGGGTAGGATTTAAAGCTGAATGGATTAATCAAACAAAAGGAAAACCAAATGGAAAAACAAAATCAGACATTATCGCAGAGCAATGCCAGCAAATCATGGACAAGTACGGAGATAGGTGAGTTTACAAAAGAATTTGCCAAAATCTGCATTGGCCAGAATGCCTACGGCACGGAGAGCCAGTTTGCCCTAAAAGTCGAATATTGGCTATCTAAGATACAGCGCCACGGATACACGATTAATCAGGTATTGCACGCGCTAGAGGTTTATACCGATAGGAATGATGGAATACCCACGCCAAGCGATATAATTAACATACTAAGCCCTGTTAAGCCTAAAATCACGCAAACAGAATATATTACCGCTAAAGAGAATTGGGCGCGTGAAGGCTATAAATCTCATTGCTACTATCTAAGCGTTATGCGTGAATTTGAAGCGCAAGAAGGCGAGCAAAGGAACGAAGCGCAACCTATAACGGATGAAAAGGTTTTAAGTTTGGTAAATAACTCGATTAAGAGAATTAATTAAAAATAATTGTTGACATTGCGTTAACTGTGAGTTAAATTGATTTTAACAAATGAGAGGAACTAACATGATAGACAAACAATACCTAGACCCTGACTTTGACCTTAAAGGCTGGATAGCCGATCAAGAATATAACAAACTTAACGCACATGCAGACGCTTACGGCAAAGAAGCGCAAAAGATAATTTTTAAAATGAAATGGAGACTAGCAAATGACAAGCTACGTTAAGAAATTTTATATTGGCGAGCCAGAATTAAATGGTGGGAAAATTTTTTGGCCTTTAGTTTATGTTGAATATCTAAAAAAAAATCCATTAAAGTGGTGGCAAATAGGAACTCCGCTAACAGATGTTATGTCATACAAACGCCGAGTAATAAATTATTATACTGATACGGATAAAGCACAAATTGAATGCGATAAATTAAACGAGGAATTAAAAAAATGATATACGTAAAACCAAATAGATCGACAGATTTGACCGAAAGAGAATTGATGGTTCGAAATATTCAAGCTGAACACGTTATCTACAAAGCACGAGAGAAAAAATTTATGAAGGATTGTTATTTATACGCTGGCATGATCGCCATTGCGATTGTAACTATGCTGTGGGGTTAGAGTAGCACTGTGTAAAACCGCGCTTTCCTCTCATTATGCGCGGTGTCCTAGTCATGACGTTAAACTGACTATTGATATTTAAAAACACTAATGATATAATTTGGCTTTAATCGCAAGGGGTAAACATGTCAAACAGAATTAATATAACATTTGCAGCCGATGGAAGCACAGAGGAATTTGTGGCAAGCGCGGCGACTTTTTTAATCGGAGCAGATACAGCAACAGATTTTGGAAGTGGGTCAATCTTAATTGAAGCATCACATGATGGTGTTAATTGGACAACTCAAGATACTATCACAGAGGAGACTGTTAGGGTTACTGAGGAATACGCTGGTGGACTTCGTTACAAGGTAACTCTTTCAGGTTCTACAAGCCCTGATTTGTTTGTAAGCATTGTTTATAAATAATGGCTAAATAGTTTTAATCATACGGCATTAGGGGTGGCAAACCACTAAACAGATTAACGTGTGATTTTACATTGGTTGTTTTATTCGGAAAAAATAAATGAACAAAAATACAAATTATAAAGTCGATCATATTACAGAAAATGGAATTGATTTGACTAAAATTACGTGGGGCAAAAAGACAGCGTTAATCAAAGGGCATGACCCAAGCAAGAAGCAAATAATGACGGTTGTTAATCATTTAATGCAGGATTGATATTTAAATGAATCACTCAAAATGCACAAAAAAAACTGTCGATTTAATACCTTATGCGCGTAACTCAAGAACGCATAGTGATGAGCAAATAAACCAAATATGCGCCAGCATTAAAGAATTCGGTTTTACAAACCCAATTATCATAGACGAAGACAATGGCATTATAGCGGGTCATGGGCGTGTTATGGCGGCTAACAAACTTAAGATTAAAGAATTGCCATGTGTTCAGGTCGAGGGGTGGACTGACGCGCAAAAGAAAGCTTATGTAATAGCAGACAACAAGCTCGCGCTTAATGCTGGCTGGGACAATGATATGTTAGCTGTTGAATTTGAGGAGCTTAAAGAGCTTGGATTTGATATTGAGTTGACTGGCTTTTCATTGGATGAAATAGGCGAGCTAATGCCATTGGATGAAAACGAAGGTTTAACTGACGAGGATGCTGTACCTGAGCTAACAGAAGACCCCGTAAGCCGTGAGGGTGATATATGGCTTTTAGGCAATCATCGCCTTATGTGTGGCGATAGTACGGACGCAGGGAGCGTGACATTGTTAATGGACGGGCAGAAGGCTGATATGGTTTTTACTGACCCGCCTTATGGCATGTTTTTGGAAACAGAGTACGACAAAATGTTTGCCAATGACACAAAGCACAAAAAAACAGGTAAGCGATTTTCTAATGTTAAGGGTGACCATGAAGATTTTAATCCACTATTCATAACAACTACGCTTGATTTTTTTTATTATTGCAAAGAGATTTTTATGTGGGGAGCTGACTATTACAGCGAATTGTTACCAGAAAGAAACAAGGGCTCTTGGGTGGTTTGGGACAAAAGATGTTCTGATAACATGGATAAGGTTGCGGGGAACACCTTTGAATTATGCTGGTCGAAGTCAAAACATAAAAGAATGGTTGCCAGAATATTGTGGTCAGGCCACCACGGGATGCAAAAGGATGACACAAAAAAGCGGGTACACCCGACACAAAAACCCGTGGAGCTTATTCAGTGGTTCTTTGATTATTACTCAATGAAGGACAAGAAAGTTATAGTAGACCTATTCCTTGGCTCCGGCTCAACCCTTATCGCTTGCGAAAAGACAGGCCGTAAATGCTACGGCATGGAGCTAGACCCTAAATACTGTGACGTTATCATAAAACGCTGGCAGGAGTTTACAGGAAAAGAAGCCGTCCATGAAAGCGGCAAAAAGTTTAATGAGGTCGCTAATGCCTAAGAATAAAGGCGGTAGACCCACATTAATGACGGAGAACACTATCCAAAAACTTGAACAAGCCTTCTCGGTTGGTGCTACTGACTTAGAAGCTTGTTTTTTTGCGAACATTTCAAAATCAACACTTTACAACTATCAGGAAAGTCATCCTGAGTTTGTGGAGCGAAAAGAGGGTCTTAAGAATCAGCTTAGTTTAATAGCAAAAAATACATTGGGCAGGTCAATCAAAAATGGTAATGAGACTGATGCTAAGTGGTACTTAGAGCGTAAAAATAAAGATGAATTTAGCACAAAAACCCAAAGCGACAACCGATTTATAGACGGCGAAGGCAATGACCGAGACTTAAGCGTAAAGGTGGATTATGCCCCAAGTAAACATAACGATACCTGAAGCGTTTAAAGAATTATTTCAACCCAAAAGATTTAAAGTTTATTATGGAGGCCGTGGCTCGGCAAAGTCATGGTCTTACGCTATGGCATTACTTGTCATGGGCATGGAAAAGAAGCGCCGTTATTTATGCGCTAGGGAATTACAGGGGTCAATCAACGATTCTGTTCATAAACTGTTATCAGATATCATTAACGAGTATAATCTCAACTCTTTTTATGACGTGCAAAAAGCCACAATTAAGGGAAAAAACGGCACTGAATTTATATTTAAAGGCTTAAAGCATAACGCAACAGAAATTAAGTCCACGGAAGGCGTTGATGTTTGTTGGGTAGAAGAAGCGGAAAAGGTTAGTCAAAACTCATGGGAGATACTTATCCCAACTATTCGTAAGGCTGGATCTGAAGTGTGGGTATCATTTAACCCCAAAAGGCCAACAGATCCGACATACGTTAATTTTGTGGCTAATGCGGATAGTGACATGTTGGTTAAAAAGGTATCATGGCGTGATAATCCTTTCTTTCCTGAAGTGTTAGAACAAGAGCGTCAAAGGCTGTTTAAATCAGACCTGAAAGCCTATAACCACGTTTGGGAGGGTGAGTTTGACGAGCGCCATTTTGGGGGCATATATGCTACCTACATCGAGGAAGCAAGAGAACAAGACAGGATCACTAACGTGCCTTACAAAGACGGCGTACCAGTCATTACAGCGTGGGATTTAGGGAAGTCAGACGCAACCGTTATATGGTTCTGCCAAGTTGTAGGTTTTCAGCCCCGTATTATTGATTACTACGCAAATTCACAAAAAGATTTAGCGCATTATGCAAAGATTATACGCTCTAAGCCTTATGAGTATGGCGAACATTACCTGCCGCATGACGCAGGACATGAGCGTTTAGGTATGGGAGGCAGTATATCAAGTCAGCTTTATGATATGGGTATTGAGAATACAATCATCAAGGTCAATAGCGTTGCGAGCCGAATAGAGCAGGGGCGAGATTTAATCAAAACAGCGTGGTTTGATAAGGATAAGTGTCAAGACGGGTTATTTGCCTTAACGAATTACCAATACGAATGGGATGAAAATAAAGGCCGTTTTAAAGACAAGCCATTGCATGACTGGGCAAGTGACCCCGCAGACGCATTTGGGTATCTAGCGCAAGCTTTAGCGCGTGACGAGCCACAATCAACACCAAATCCTAACGCCTATTCTTACAACGTCCCCACAGGCTCATGGATGGGTGGTTAGTAAATACAAGAAAGATTGTTGACACACAAGAAAACTTGTAATATCTTGTAAGGGCGCACAATCATTTAGGTATTTATATGGAATACAGTCTCGAAGACGCACGTCAAGAATGGCAGGACAGCGTTGATTTTTATGAGCAAAACTATTCGGACGCTAGTGATGACTGGCAATTCTTGCATGGCGAGGGTCAGTGGGACGCTAAAGACATTGAGGCACGTAAAAAAGAAGGCCGTCCAGCCCTTACACTTAATCAATTACTTCCTTACGCGCAACAAATTGTAAACGACATACGCCAAGCGCGTTTAGCTATTCGTGTTACGCCAGTTGATAGTAACGCAGACAAAAAAACCGCTGAAATACTTCAGGGCATTATCAGAAACATTGAAGCGCAAAGCGATGCGAGTACAGCCTATTCAACGGCGGCACTTAATGCGGTCGGTGCAGGCATTGGATGGATAAGAATTAGCGTTGATTACGCAAACGAAGACACATTTGACCAAGAGATATACATTGACCGTGTATTAGACTTTACGTCTGTTTACATCGACCCATCATCTAAGGAAATAGACGGTCGCGATGCCGAATATGGATTTATTCGCCGAGATTACAGAAAAGAGCGCTTTGAAGAGCTTTATCCAGACGCAGAGCCTATCAGCTTTGACAAAGCAAGCACAAACGAAGATTACGTTTGCGTTGTTGAATACTTTAGAAAGTATTACAAGCCCGACACAATTTACAAAATTCAGCTTATTGACGGTAGTATTCAAACAATAACGCAAGAGCAAAAAGACATCTTAGATGAAGACGGTACTGTTCAATATGCTGAATTAGATAGCCGTAAGGTCAATCGATGCTATGTCAAGCATTGTATTTTAAATGGTGAAGAAGACCCGATTGAGGAAACTGATTTTCCTAGTGACTATATCCCTCTTATTCCTGTTATTGGCGATGAGGTTTATATCAATGATAGACGTGAGTTTCATAGCCTCATACGTCAGTCTAAAGACGCACAGCGCATGTATAACTATTGGAAGACATGTAGTACCGAGATGGTGGCATTACAGCCTAAAGCGCCTACGATCGGTGCGGTAGGTAGCTTTAAAACCTACAGTGAAGCTTGGGCAAACGCAAACCGTAAGAGTTACCCGTATTTAGAATATGATGTCCTCCATGATAAGAATGGACAGCGTATTGAGCCACCACAACGTCAGCAGCCTGTGCAGACAAGCATGGGGATGATGCAAGAGGCCATGACGGCTAAAGAAGATATTCGCCTTGCAATCGGTATGCCAATGGCAAACATGGGAGAGCAGGGTAATGAGGTTTCTGGTATTGCTATTCGTAACAGACAGATCGAGGGCGATAACGCAACCTTCCATTTCGTTGATAATTTAAGCAAGTCTATTGCGCAGGTGGGGCGCATCTTAGTCAATATGATCCCGCGGGTTTATTCCGAACGGTTGATTGCACGTATCATTGGTGAGGATGACGAAGAACGTAACGTGCCTATTAATCAGCCTTACATGATGCAAGACGGTATTGAAGTACCCGCAAAAGGTGCAGCAGAAGGTATTTATGACCTAGGATTGGGCAAATATGACGTTGTGTGTGATGTTGGTGCGTCTTATTCATCTAAACGCCAAGAGACTGCAGACAAGCTTATCCAGCTTATTACAGCACAGCCTGAATTGGTTGGGGTTACTGGTGACTTACTATTTAAAGCTTTAGACCTTCCAATGGCTGACCAAATCGCAGAGAGATTACAGGCTCAAATGAATCCTGTTTTACTTGGCGAAGACCCACAAGCAAATAGACTGAAGCAAGCTGCTCAAGCCGTTGCAGAATTAGAAGATCGTATTCTTAACTACGAAGCCGCTTTAGCTGATAAGCAAAAAGATAAAGATTTTGAACAAAATGTTCAGCTTCAAGAATTGCTTAATGAAAAACGTAAGATTGATATCGAAGCCCGTAAGACAATGGCAGACATTGAGAAGATGCGTGCCGAAACTGCCAATTATAACATGGAAGCCGTCAATCAGTCCATGCAAAACATGGGCATGTTATCAGACAAGTTAAGCGATATCGAGGAAACATTAGTAATTATGCTTGATGCCAAAGAGGCAGAAACTAATCAGGTAATGTCCGAGCCTGAAATTGAGGACGAAATAGTGGAGACACAATAATGACACAAGACGTAACAGTCGAAGCCACGGCGGCTGAAGCCGATAATGACGTAAAAGTCGAAGAAGTTCAGAATGAAGCACCTGAAACCAAAGATGAAACTGGAGAGGAAACTCAAGCGGAAGAGTCGAACCAAGACGGTGAAGCAGAAGAAGAACAAAAGCCTAAAACTGTTGAAGAACGCTTAGCAGAAGCCGAGGAACGCACTAAAAACTTAGAGCGTGAAGCAGAAGCAAAGCAAAAGAAAATCGACAGACAGACGGCAGCTTATAACGAGCTACAACGCGCCCTTGAGAAAGAGCGTATGGAGCGGCAAGCTAAACTTGATAAAGTAGAGCAAAAGCCCGAACCAAAAGTTGATGACTTTGAAACGTATGAAGAATACGTAGATGCTTTATCAGACTACAAGGCTGATTTGCGCTTACAGCAAAAAGAAGCCGAGATGTTTGAAAAGCAACAAGCCGAAAAACAACAGGCATTATTGCAAGAGCGTGCAAGGATTAGACAAGAGCAGGAAACTGAATACTTAAAATCTAACCCAATGTATAAAGCGGCCAAAGCAGAGTTTGAATCGTTTGCGTCTAGCGCGGATATTCCTACCGAGGTTGGTAATGCGATTGTGGAGGTTGTTTATAAAGGCAATATCCCTCAAGTCATTGAGTATTTTGGTGCTAACAATGGTGAGCGTATGGACGAGTTAATCGCTATTACGAAAATGTCACCAGTGGAGGCAGGGATCGAGATTTACAAAGTTCAACAAAAGTTAGGCGCTCCGAAAAAAGAAGAAACGAAACCTTTGCCCAAGCCAGTAAAGGCCGCGCCTGCGTCTAAGTCAACGAAGAGTTTGGCTAAGTCAGACGGTAAGGACATACTGAAATGGGTGACTAGCTAATTAGGAGATCATAATGGCTAACACTTTTAATAACATTAAGGACGCACCCGGTATTATTGCCAAGGCGGCCGCTCAAACACTAAAAGACAATCTTGTCTTTGGTTCAACTATTGATGCAGCAGATGCGTCAGATTTTGATGGTAAAAACGGCTATAAAGCTGGCGATACTATTTACACAAGCAAGCCTGCACGTTATGTGCCACAGGATACTTTTGACATCACATCGTCTATCCAAGACAGTGTAGAAGAAAAGGCAGCCTTAACACTTGATATTCAAAAAACTGTTGGTATGGAAATTGATACTTTCGAATTTGCTACTGAAGTTGACTTGAAAAACACAATCAAGCGTTTTGTTATTCCTGCGGCTGAAAGCATTGCACAGCACGTAGAGCAAGAGATGATTTCTCGTGCAACTAACGCAACTTACAACTCTGTTGGTACAGCAGGTTCTAACTCTTTTGGGGTTTCTGATGTTCTCGCAGGTCGTACAAAACTTAACCAAAACCTTTGCCCACGTTCAGATCGTAGCTTCTTGCTAAATTCTGCTTCTGGTGCAAAAGCTGTTAATGAACGTAAAGGACTTTTCCAGTCTTCTACTGAAATTGAGAAGCAGTACCTAGAGGGTATGGTTGGTAAAGCTGACGGCTTTAACTGGTATGAAAACGAGCTAATTGCTGTTCATACGAACGGTTCTGACGTAACTGGCGCGGCTGTAAATGACGCTGCTGTTGCTGAAGGCGCAAGCACATTGACTGTTGACGGTCTGTCTGCTGCTCCTACAGAGGGGACAGTATTTACTATTGCAGGCGTAAACATGGTTCACCCCATAACTAAAGTTGACCTTGGTGTTCCTCAACAGTTTGTCGTTGGTGCGGGTGCTACAACAACTGTATTGCCTATTAGCCCTAGCTTGTATGCTGGATCTAATGGCTTACAGAATGTTACAGCATTGCCAGCAGATGACGCGGCTCTAACTTTTGTTGGTGCGGCTTCAACTGGCTACGCTCAAAACCTTCAGTACGGTAAGAACGCCTTCAAAATGGTTTCAGTACCACTAATCATGCCTACAAATGCAGAATTAGCGGCTCAAGAAACTGTTGACGGTATCACTGTTGCGGTTGTTCGTGACTTTGACGTTCTTCAGCGCCGTATGATTACCCGTCTTGACTTCCTTGGCGGATTGTCTGCGGTACGTCCTGAATGGGCATGTCGTGTGACTGCTTAATTTAATAGAGCGCCCCTTAATTTGGGGCGTTCGCTTAAACTAAGGAGAAGAAAATGGAAAACATTGAATACGAAAAAGATGGTGTAAGAAAGTTTGCGCAAGCACGTTTTAAAGACGAGCTAATTGCTGTCGGCTGGAAAGTTGTTGGCGAGGAAAAGTTTGAAGAAAAGGAAGTTCTTGACCGTGATGCACTGAAAGCCGAAGCGGATGCGCTTGAGATTGAATATCCTAAAAACATTAAGACTGAAAAACTATACCAAATGGTATATGAAGCAAAGGCTGAATAATGACAACGGCGCGGGACATAATCAAATCAGCATTGCGTAAGATTGCCGTACTAGGTGCGGGTGCAAGTTTATCAGCTAACGAAGCTGATGATGCTTTAAAGGCTTTAAACTCTATGCTTGCGTCATGGAGTGCAGAAGGCAATATGATTTATGTTGAGACAAAGGAAACTTTTAACTTAACAAACGACCGTATATACACAATTGGTTCTGGTGCTGACTTTGACACAACACGTCCGATTAATATTAAAAGCGCTTATGTAACACAAGGTGGGACTGATTATCCTTTAAGTGAATATAATAACACTCAATATTCCCATTTATCAAACAAGGATAGTACAACTGGAATTCCTGACGTTTATTATTATGATGGCGACTTCCCAACGGCTAAAATATACTTGTATCCAGCGCCTAATAGCGTTGCGACAATCACGCTTAATTCAATCAAGCCCTTAACGCAGTTTACAAGCCTTACAACAGACTTCACTTTTCCGGGTGAGTATCTTTTGGCATTAGAAACTAACTTAGCTGTTTTAATTGCGCCTGAATATGAGCGTGAAGCAAGCCCTACAATCAAACAAATGGCTAACGAGAGTAAGTCTATAGTGGGGTCACAGATGGCGAAGAAGGGCTATCCAACGTCTGTGACGGACGCGCCGTCTATGTCAACTTACGGGGGTTATAATATCTATGAAGGGAACGGATAATGCCTATTATTCCCTTTGTTGGTCAAACATATCAAATGGAGGCCGTTACCTTTGACAATCAAAGGTGCGTAAATCTATACCCTATATTGGCAGAGGCGGGGTCTAGTAAGTCTGCAGCAGCTTTAAGATCAACACCCGGACTAAGTGAGTTTGCATCATTTGGTACAGGTGCTATTAGAGGCGGTATAGAAAGCGCTGGGCGTGCCTTTTTTGTTTCTGGCGATGGATTATATGAATTAGACGTAAATGGCACAGCAACGCTTAGAGGGTCTTTAGACACGTCTGTTGGGATTGTAGATATTGAAGAAAACCCAACGCAGTTAATGATTATTGATGAGCAATTTGGGTATATATTTAATAAAACCACAAATACACTTACTAAAATAACAGATACAGATTTTCCTATTCCTAGTGATCTTACGTTTCAGGATGGTTATTTTATTGTCACTGAAAAAGATACGTCTAAGTTTTGGATTAGTAATTTAAATGACGGTACAACTTGGGATGCTTTGGACTTTACAACTGTTGAAAGTAGCCCCGATGATTTGGTGGGTGTTAAGTCAGATAGTTCTAATTTATGGTTATTTGGGACAAAAACCACTGAAGTATATCAAAACACAGGTGCAAGCCCCTTTCCTTTTCAGCGTATTTCAGGCGCTATTGTTGAGACAGGGTGCGCGGCGCAAAAAACAATACAAGAAATTGACAACGCTATATTCTGGTTAGGGACGGATGAAAACGGTGACGCTATTTTATGGCGTTCTAACGGATATAACGCTACACGAGCAAGCACACAGCCTATTGAGCGCAAGATAGCGGAAAGTACAAATGTAAACGAGAGTTATGCGTGGGTTTATCATGAAAGAGGCCATGCGTTTTACTTACTTCAGGTTAAAGGTCTTGATACAACGCTTGTCTTAGACGTGACAACAGGTTTATGGCATGAGAGAGCCTATCAAGACCCTGATTTGTTTGAAATGGTGCAGCACAGGGGCGCTTGCCATGTGTTTTTTAACCAAAAGCACTTAATAGGCGATAGACAACTTGGCATTGTTTATGAAATGAGCCTTGATGTTTATACCGATAATGGGGACGAGATTATTAGGGAACGTATTAGCCCACACATTGACCAAGAAAAGCGCCTTATAACACATGCGCAATTCGAATTAGACATGGAAACAGGTGTTGGTTTGCAATC